AATTTGTTGTCACCAAAGAAATGATGGACGACATGAAGATTGGCAAGATCAAGAGCAAAGCCAACCAGTTCACCACCAGTTATGGCAGAGGCCGTGAGTCTTATGCTGCCCGTATGTTGTCCGGTGCGACACAGGCAAAAGTCACATTTGCTGGCAAAACATACGATGCCACTTGTGCAGATGGCAAGCCTCTGTTTTCTGTGGAACATCCTTCCAAAACACAGGGCGCAAAATTTAAACAGTCCAATATGTTCAAGGCAGAATTCAGTCAGTCTATTCTGGATCAGCTCCAGGAAAAAATGCAGGATTTCTGCGATGATGACGGCAACCTGCTGAATGTGGCGCCCGACACCATCATTATTCCCAACAGCGCGAAACTGAAAAGAGCGGTATTTGCTGCCGTTGGCAGTGAACTGGACCCCGAAAGCAACAAAAATGCCATGAACTTCCAGCTGGGGCTGTGGAATATCCTGATTTGGCCTTACATGGACAAACAGATTGGTGGCAAGGACTATGTGATTCTGGCTGACAGTAAATTCCTGCAAGATTATATGTGTCTGCCTTTCATCGACAGGGTTCCTCTGACCGTGACAAGATACACAGACCAGAACACAGACGACGAAGTGTTCAAGGGTTATGCCCGTTATGGTCTGGGCTTCAACAACTGGCGCGGTCTGTGCATCTGCGGCGATGGTATTTCTTCCGGTACACCTTTGACAGCGTGAGGTGATGGGCATGACGTGGGAAGAATTGCAAGTGATTACACTGCAAAAAATGTTTGAACTGCAAGGTGCTGACTTAGTGGTGGACGACAGCACAGGGCCGTATATCAACGCCATGCCCGGTGCAGTCAATGAAGCGCTCACGTTGCTTTGTACACAGGCTTACTACTTCAAAAAAACCGGTGAAATCGTACAAGGGGGCGACCATCCAACGGCGCCCACCTTTTCCTCCGGTCAGTATAACGCCTATGACCTTTCCAGTGTTTTTGATGACTTCTATACCATGTATGGCGGCTATATCACCTACACAGACGGGGAGAGTTATGGCATCGCCCGTAATATTCAGACGGAGGGCAGTAAAATTTTACTGATCCCGAAGGACATCACAGGCACATGGCGTGTGACTTATAGTGCGTATCCAATGGAAATCACAAGGGATACACCGAAAGAAACTGTCATTGATCTGCCGCCAGACGTGACAAACAAAATCGCTGTTTACATGGCTGGACAGCTTTACAAAGAGGATGATATTTCTCTTGCACAGATTTATATGAATGAATTTTTGACATGGCTGTCCATGCTCAAAGAAAGCAGCAGTAAAGCGGACAGCTTCGGAAGCACTGGTACATGGACATCAACGACGGGGTGGTGTTGAGTATGGCATTTGATGTACCAAGTCCGGCACCGCGAGGCGTTGAGATCATCGAAGAATTTCGCGGGGTTGACTTGAACAGCTCGCCTACTGTGGTGAGCAAGTACCGCAGCCCAGAAGCACCAAACATGATGCGGGACATTCCCGGCAAGGTGCGGAAGCGGCAGGGGTACGAAAAGCTGAAACACTACGATGGACAGATCAACGGCGTTTTCCGGCTCAATGACAGAATCGTCATCCATGCTGGTGATAAGCTGTTTTTGCAGAATTTATCCAGCGATGATACACAGCTGTATGAAGGGATGGCGGATGTTCGCAGCGTGGGACGGCAGTTCAATGGGAAATTATTTATTTTCGACGGGAAAAAAGCCATTTGTTATGGTGAGTTTGAAAAAGAAGGTCAAACGCCCGCAGAAGGTGAGGAGCCGGAGAAAGAATGGAAGGTGGTGACGTTGGAGGAAAAAGCCTACGTTCCCACCATCATCATTTCCCGAAAGCCTACCGGCGGCGGTACCACACTGGAACCCATCAACCTGATTGGGAAGAAATTCAAGGAAAGTTTTCTCGGTACCGCAGAGGACAAAATTTATCAGATGACAACGGACAATCTGGATGAGGATAAGCTGCAGATACGTCAGCTGGTGAAAGATGGGGAATGGAAAGACCTGGAAGAAGGGAAAGACTTCTCCGTGGACAGAAAGGCGGGAAAGGTCACATTCAACACCGCCCCCGGGGAAAGTCCCGTAAAAGGGATGGACAACGTGGAAATCACAGCGGCGAAAACAAGAAAGGGCTATGCTGACAAAATCAACAAATGTAACATTATGACGCTTTTTGGCGTCAACGGTGCCATTGACAGGATGTTTGTCAGCGGAAATCCTGATTTCGTAAATCAGGACTGGTACTGCCAGATCAACGATGGTTTTTATTTCGGGGATTTGTGGTATTCGGTGCTTGGACAGGACGGCAGCGCTATTGTGGGATACAGCGTTATCAATGACAGACTTGCAGCTCACAAAAGCGAGGCAGAGGAAGGCAGAAACATCATTCTGCGAAAAGGTGAACTGGTGGAGGATAAACCTACTTTCCCCATTATTGGCTCTTTGATTGGTCGAGGGGCATTGGGAAAATATGGTTTCGGGTATCTGGGCAGCGATCCACTATTCCTGACGGACTTAGGCGTCATGGCTATTACGGCAGCGGACATCACGGGCGAAAAATACTCCCAGAACAGAAGTTTTTACATTAATGAGGCGTTGACAGCGGAAGAAAAGCTGGCAGACGCCTTTGCCTTTGTTTGGCGTGATTTCTACCTGCTTTCCATGGGGACAGGCAGGGTATATCTTCTGGACGGTCTGCAAAAGTCCTACGAGCGGAACACGCCTTACAGTTCGTACCAGTATGAGTGTTACTACTGGGAAAATGTGCCTGCCCGTGTCATGTGGGAGGACGTGGAAGGACGGCTTTGTTTTGGTACCGTCGGCGGAGATATTTTCCGATTCTACGACAATGTAACGAGCCAGAAAAGCTATAACGACGTAGGGGCGCCCATCCAGGCAAGGTGGGACATTCCAGACCTTTCCGGTGAGCGTTTTTATGAAAATAAAACTTTCCGGTATTTTTCCGTGGTGCTGGCGGCGGCAATTGCTACCAGAGTGGAAGTGTGGGTAGAACGAAAAGGCATTTGGTCACTGCTCTTTGATAGTGGCGCAAAGGCGTGTTATTTCGATTTCACGTACATCAACTGGGAGCGCATCAATTTTTCCAGCGACAACACGCCCCGAACCGTAGGAAAGAAAATCAAGGTCAAAAAGGTAGATAAAGCCAGATTTTCCCTACGAAACGAGGCATACAATGAGCCTTTTGGCATTTACAAAGTAGCTCTGGAATACACCGAGAGCGGAAAGTATAAGGGGTGAGGAATATTGGACGTTGATAAGTATAAGATCACGGAAAAGGACATGGCAGGCAAGGGGGTTTCTCCCCAGCCGAACCCCATGGAGCTGCCGGAAGCCGAAGCCAAAGCCGTTTTTGACCAGTTGGTAAAAGAGGTCGTTGTACCTTTTTTCAATAAATTTGTGGAAGCATTTGCAAATGTTGACTTGACCAGTGACGCGGACAAGCCCATTTCCACTGCCACACAGGCGGCGCTGGACAAAAAGGTGGACAAGGCATACAAGACAGGCAGTCAAAGTGAGTACAAGGTCCTTTCCGACAATAACTTTGATGACAACAGCAAAGCCAATCTGGCACTGGCTACCCGTGACAGACATACCCATGCCAATAAGTCTTTGCTGGACAAATTCACACAGGCGTTTATAGACAATATCCTATTCAAAGACAACGAGGAGGAATATTTCCCCACAAACAAATTCAATCCGGCTACTGTGGACTATGTAGACAGAAAGGTAATCGCCATTGGGGCAGCGGATATGCAGAAGTCCATATATGACCCCAATGGTAAGGAAACAGACATTTTTGCCTATATAGACAATGCGGTATTGATCACAGATTCCAGCACCGGAGACAAGTATTTCTTTGGCATTGATGGCGGCGGTCTGTTCTTTGAGAAGCTTGACGAAGCGGCTCTTGTGGCAAGGCATAATGCGGACGCGGCCGCCCATGATGAAATGGTGATTGACGGAAATGCGATTCCAGCTTCCGGTTGGGAAACACTGGCAGAACACGAAGTCAACCCAGATGCTCATAGAAATTTGAACATTGACGGAAACGTGTAAGGAGGTGAGTGGAATAAATGAAAATTCAAATCAGACGCGGATTGCAGGAAGCTGTTAGTCGTCTTGTTCTGGATGAAGGGGAACTTGCTGTGGCTAGATCGGAAGAGCGTCGTG